ACCGGTACTAAATCCTAACCCTAATGGAGGACACGTATTGTTCAACTGCTACGCGCCACACTAAAGCTTCGAGTCTAGCTCCGACAGCATTTCTGCTGAACTGTTTTGCGGACCGAAGCCCCCAGGACCAAGTTGGTACTTGGCCCTTCTGACTACATAGACGGTGTTTTGTCTTACTACTCACAACAGGGATTATCTTGATCACCGGGCGTTTTCGCCCACCAGAAGTACTGGCCTTTCCTTTATAGCTCAGCTTACGCCAAGAAAGTATGGGTGTATCAGATGGGTTATCCCATTTCTCATTTAGCTCCTCACAAAGTGATGAGGACCGCATTTTCTCCCAATAATACGGTATCTGGCAATTCACAACTCGATCATCAGATTTCATAGCAAGGTATTGAAATACCTTTGAAGTCTTAGATCGGCTGCTGTCTATAGGCGTGAAGAGATATAAATCTCTATCAGGCACTTCGACTTTAATGCCGGATCCAGAGGGAAATGATGGGGGAACTCTATAAATTTCACCTATACTGAGAATTAATTCAGTTTTGATGTATTCAAGAGTTTGAGATATTTCTACCTCGTCCCATCGTGCGACCAAACCGTTATACAGTTTGTAGAGAAAGTAAGCGTAAGATCTCCGATCGAGACGCTGATGGTAGCCCTCTGGTTGATGAGGACGTACATCAAAACCATGGCAATAATCACCACCACAGCTTTCCCGGAAAAAGTCATTAGCGTACGTTTTATCATAATTTAAGTCCAAGTGTAATCTCGAAAACACGGAAGGCACAAAATTGTGCAATGACCGTGCATATATGAGATCGTCACCATAGACCGATAAACGTGGCTTCCGAACTTTCGCCAAATCTGCTATCGCCTTTAAAAGCGCGTAGAAGACAAGAGTTTGAAGCGGAAAAGTATGACCTAACCCCATTGTGAGCATGGTTTCCATGTTTACAATATTGCCATCAGGTAACCTGATGCGTTTTATGCGCCCAAAATCACAGGCGCGGAACCAGGGTAAGGGTAACACTCTGTACAGGAGTTCGCGGGTCAAAGAATCAGATGCAGCAGTAAGATCAGCTGTAACGGTTCTCCTATCCTCGGATCCTTGTTTGGCAAGCATCTTATGTTTTTCTTGTAGATGCCTAATATCCAAACCCGCAGAAAGCAGACGTTCTTGTATATAACGTCCAAGACCAGAAGTATAAAAACTGCCGATAGTAGTATTCGGCATAATACCCCTGAGCGCTTTCCAGCTCTTAGGAACATAGGTCAGAGCCAGTGTGTCACATAAACCGATGCAAGATATAACATCTTTCTTGTTAATTTTGACAATAGCTTCTGTCAATAAAGAATCGGTTTTGCAATGTTTTATAAACCATGTTGCGTGACATTTCGAACTACTAATAGGAGCCCTTAAGCGCACATCTAAATACGAATTGTGCATAGGTACACCTACAGTAGCCCTTTGTCCAAAACGACATAAGGAGGCATGATGATCAGGGTCGTACTGACCCAATATGCTTTTGCATATCTTCCTCGCCTTATTGAGCACAATAAAACTTATTGTGTCAACCTTCATGGGTACAGAAATTCGTACCTGCGTATCTATAAATTTCTTTATAGACATCTCTAGAAGTTCAGGTTCAGTATATTGATCGTCCTTAAATCGATACCGCTTGAACAGGTTTTCCAGTTGATACGCTGTCTTTTGAAAATAGACAGGCATCACAGATCGGCCGGGATATTGATATTGCCGAAAACCTTTTACGTCACCAGCGCGTAACATCTTCATTTCGCGCAGGAACGGTTCACATCCCAAAGTGGTATGGAAATCACTAGCAAGATGCAACCAAGTTTTGATCATAGTTGCATCTGTGTCGTACTTTTTAATATCAACGTGCTGTCTCTTCATGGTGGTCTCCAGTGATAGAAGTGAATAACCTTACGTGAGATTGCCGGTACTAATGAAAGAGGCAAAATGTGAATTGAAAAGTATTTGCAGAGCCATGTAGCTCAAATCAAGTCTTTCCGCGACGGTATTTTCCGGATGCGCTTCAATTTCGAGGCGCACAAGTGGAAATGTCGTCTTGCCAGATGCCAGAATCTTGGGAACAACGAAGCTTACGCTCCGCTTATCTTTAGACCAGGTACCATCTGAATTCAAAACCGGAGGTTTATTCTTGCAGGTAATGCTAGCACGAATGCGAGCATCGACCTGACCCATGTCAGCAACGTGAATACCATTTGCTACTGGAACGCCGTCTGGACTGAATGTTTTATCAGTTCCACTTGTTACCGTAAAACCGGTAGCACCTGTTTTAATAACTGCACCATTTATGGGCATAGTTATCTCCTATTGGATTTTATGAACGCTTGTTCGATGGGCCGCCAGAGAAGAGCGACTGAATCCAATTCCCTCTTTAAGTTAAGGGGATTGGGGCTTACTGCCGGAGTAATAGGCAGGGTAAGATTCGTTTGTCGAATTAAAGTCCTGGTGTGCCAGAGATATTCTGGCCTCACATTAATCATCGCAGGGCCTGAGAAAATAAGCGGTCGCAAGACCGTTCTTTTCGTCAGAGTATCTAAAACTTCAGATACATAACCACCGTCTATGATTATACGAGGATTTGGCTTAATAGCCTTTAACCAAGAACCGACATTGACGAACCAATCGAATACGAAGGAAAATTTCATCAATTCCCATGCTATCGAGGGTATGTCATAGACATCACCCAGAATAGCGGCAAGCTTTTGAGATTGCTCAAGGTACTTTTGATGATAGTAAATACCACAAGATGTTTCTGTGGTAAGCTTCGTAGACTCACTGATCTCGCAAGTGATATTAGCGATTCCCCATCGACCGATATTACTAGTCGTACTGGAAATCAACTTTTCACGAGACCCTTTCTTGTGCATTGCTAAGGACTGCTTATCAAAAACAGCAGTAATTGCCTTAATTGCACTGACACAGTCGTAAATAAGCGGCATAATACCATATCGATATTGTAGCCAGTTATCCGCAATAAAGTAAGCAAAAGGCGTTGCATCTTTGAGATAGTTCAACCCTTTAGGGTTGTACCTCGCAAGACGCGCAATCTTTTGTTCTCTACTCACCCATGTCGAAAGGTTTTTGAATGGGTTCCTAAGCATATGGATAGTTTCTCCAATTTCACCTAAGAATGTCCCGAAATCCCATATAACGTCATTTACTTTGGCGTGCGTCTTTATGAGAGCACGATCCTTAGCTTTTACGTCAAATAGGGGGTATGGTGGATTGGGCGTGCGTGAAGCATACCCAAGAAAGTGACCTATGACTTCGTTATAATACCGATAGTCAGAAGGCCATGTCCCACCAATGTTTCCAGGTACTGACTTACCTTCAGCTGACCGGATGGTCACCGGATTTGCCCGGAATACGTCCCTCGTGAAAACACCTGTTCTTACAGAGTCAATCGACTTGTAAGTACCAACTGGATGCCAACCTGGCGTCGGGTAGCCGTAGCCACTCGAGTTCAGGACACCCAATTTGTAAACCAGGTACTGAACAGGGGGCGTAACTCCTAACTTGTCCGTTACTTGAAGAGTCATATATTACCCATAGTGAGTTAAGCCGCGGTCGCCCGCGAGCTAGATACACTTTCAAAATGATCTGAAAGTGCTTCAAATGTGAGTGACACTATGTCAC